CTTCACCGAGAACTGATTGCCGAACTCGGTGACGACGAAGAACGCGCCCACCGTCGGCGTCGCCAGGATCGACTCCGCCAGGCCGGGCATGATCGGCAGCGACACGAAGACCTTCGTCTTTTCCTGCGTCAGTTCGAGCCGGGTGTCGCGGACGCTGGCGGGGCCCATCTTGCGGGCGTCACCGCCGCGCTGGCCCGTCCAGATCATCAGATCGAACGCCAGCCGCGCAACCGTGCCGATCGCGTGGCACCGTTCGTAGGCGGCGATCTCTTCTTCGCTCCAGCTGTGGAACCCGCCCCCGCTGATCTTGAACGGACGCGTGACGATGACCGGGTTCGAGCCGGCCATGCCAATGCGCATGGCGAACTTCATCAGGGCGGAGAGCCGCTTGCGAAGCATGTTTGCCGACGTCCGGTGCGGCAGCAGCTCGGCAAGCATTGCTTCGACGTGCCGCGGCTGCAGCTCGCGCACCATGATCTCGCCGTACCGCCGCCCCTTGCGGGTCCGCGAGCGCCAGCGCTCGAGCGTTCCGCGATAGACGACGCGCGTACGCTCGCCCGGATCGAGGAAGTCGGGCGAGCGGTAATAGCGGGACAGCAGATCGTCGAACGTGCCGACCGCGGCGCGGTTGGCACCGGCCTCGATCGCGGGCGCGCTTACGCCGTCGTTGCACGCGTGCAGCTCGGCCAGAAATGCGTCGGTCCCCGGCTCGTTCTTGAAATAATAGGTGACGAAGCCCGTCCGGCGATATCGGTAATGGGCCTTGCCATGCCGGTCGCGGAATGTGCTGACGTGCTTCGGAAGCCAGCGGCGCTTCACGCGAACATCTCGTCCAGGCTGTTCGCACCGGCCGGTACGACCCCTGCCCCGGTCGTGACGATAATCCGGCCGGGTTCGATCTCGACGCGCACGGGGATGCCGACTTTCGCAGCTGCACGGAACACGCGCGCGAGGTCGGCCTGGCGAACGAGGGCGCGCGCACTCATGACTGGATCAATTCGAGCGGGGTATCGGCGAGGACTGCGCGCAGTTTTGCAGCATGCTGCAACATCTTCGCGGCGCGCGTTTCAAGAGTCTTGGCGGTCACGAACAGGTCAAGGTTCGACACACCGCGATCGGCGTTGAGTTTGTGGTTCAGGCTTCGGACGCCGACCCCGAGCGCATCAGCCAGCGCCTTTTTGCCGCCGAGGATCTCGTATGCGGTTTGGAGCCCCATCATCCGCGATATCTCGATCGGGAGGCCGCGCTGTTCCCGCTTTGGGGAACGGCTCTCAAGGGCTGCGGGCGACTGGACTTCGTGTGCTTCGGGGGGCGCGGTGCTGATCACCATGGAATTCCTGCAAATGCTTGGGAGGCCAGAGGAGGCGCCAGTGGGCGTTCTTGTAGAAAGCGTTTCGCCAAGACCGGCGAACGCGTCCGAACAGGTGCGGCGGGCGGCGCCAGCAAGAATGTCGGCCGCGGGAGGCGGCGACGCCTGCGGCGTCACAAGGCCCACCATGCGACGATGGGCATCCAGCCGAGCAGCGACGCAGAGCCGACCGCAAGGACCCGATAGCCTATGGGCAAGCGCGGCTGTTCGACTCCGTTCATCGGATGGCCTCCTGGACAGGCGGGGTAATGGCCGGCTCGACGTTGCCGAGGGCGAGGCGGCAGATGCGCTGCCATTGTGGTGCGACCGACCCGACGATGACGCCAAGCGCCGCGGCGCCACCGCCCATGAGCAAGCCGACGCCGAAGCCGTGGAGGATGTGCTGGGCCATCAACCGCGCCGATCCGCCATACCCGCGGCAAGCATGATGATCGCGACCGGGACCCAGATCACGGCGAGCGCGATCGCCACGACGACCTTCGCCACGCGGCGGTGACGCATGCGGCGCTCGGTGCGCGTGCGGCTGCGTACAGCGGCGGCGATCACTGGAGCACCGGGGCGGCTGAAGCGGTAACGCAGCGCGAGCACATCACCGGCCCGCGCCAGCCGCACGTGTGCGAGCCGTCGCCCGCAACGCAGGGATTGCTCTCGCTGCACCCGCAGCCGCGGCAGATCCGGGGATGATCCCCAGCCGGCGTGTCACGTAACTGAAAGTACACATCGATGTCGATCGGGAGGGCATCGGCGAATGCCCCGACGGTCTCGCGATAGCGCGCCGTCGACCCCTCGGTTTCCAGTAGCATGACGAGCGCCCGCGCCTCCGCCTGGTTGTTCGCGCTGATACTGCGTGCGACCGCGTCGACCGACAGACCGGCGGCAATACGGCGCAGACGCAAATAGCGCGCAGGCGTCAGCGGCAGGAGAATCGAGGGCGCCGGGCGGCGTCGTTCGATGGGCATCGCGACGTGGATCATGGGGCAATCCTTCCAGACAAAGGGGTGACGGCGCCGGAAGCGGGATCTTCCGGAGTGACGGGGGGATGGTTCAGGAGGCTCGCGGCGGATCGGCCGCGGGGGTCAGATCAGGGGATCAGCCGGGGGCTGGCAAAACCTCCGCCGCGTCGGGCTGGTCGTCGTCATTGGCCGGCACGCGGTTGTCGTCGTTGGCGGGCTTCGAGCGCCACTGGCCGTGCGGCAGGCGGATCGCCGGGTTCGGGATCATGCTGGGCCGCACCGTGCGGAAGATGCCGAGCTGCGCCACGAAAGTATGGCCGCAATCGGGGTTCTGGCAGACATAGCGGATCTCGCGCGTCAGCCGGTCGATCTCGACCGAGTCATAGGCGATCGAGCGCGTCAGGCAGTGCGGGCACACCGTCGCGGGAACGCGGGGCGTGTAGTTTCTCTTCTTCGTCACTGATGGGTCCCCCCGGCATTCCCCGGCCCCGTCGACATGGCGGGACGAAGGAAATTGGGCAGGCGCCGACGAATGCGACGCAGAACGCCGTCAACCTGCTGCGCCTCGACCAGCGCGCGATGATGATCGAGCGGGGAGGCGCCGGGTTGGGAGACGCTAAAAAGGGCGGAAGTCAGTTCACCTGCCTCGCGGACGAAGTCGATCGAGTCCGCGACCAGCTGGCGTCGGCAGGCATCCTCCTGCTTGACCTTGATGCCGAGCTGATGACTGAACGCGTCGCGGAACGGCGCCCCCTCGCCGCCAGCAAGCCGGTGCGCGGTGTCGAGCGCAAGGGCTTCGAGAAGCGACGGCAGCGTGTCGCTGTTCGGGTTGGCCCACGCGTAAACGGTGCTTACGGCTTTGCCGACTGCGGCAGCGGCGCCTTCCCCTTTGATCTGCGCGAGAACCTTGATCATCGCGTCGGGAAAGGTGTCGGGGATGCGGGGCTTGGTCACAGCGACGCCTTCCGCTGGAAAAGCACGGATTGATTACAATCGACGAGGGTACCCTGCGCAGTTACCCCTTGAGTCTCGGGATAGATGTCGGGACGAAGAAGATGCTTGGAAACGCCGGTCGCCTGCTCAACCTTGAGCACATGCTCAGCGGGCAGGCGCTTCGCGGATTGCAGCCATTTCCAGACGGCAGTCTGCGAAACGCCGCACAGCCGCGCGAACGCAGATTGCGAACCTGATTTGAGAACCGCCGTTTTTAGCGACGCGGAAGGGGATGCGATATCCATACCCTTGACTACACATATGGTTGTAGCCCCGTCAACACCTATTCGTCCATATGCAACTACACCATTGGTTGTAGCGTGCTGAAATGATTGACGGTGAACGATTAGCTGAGCGGCTGAAAGCCAATGGACTGTCGCAGTCCGAACTGGCGCGACGTGTGGGCATCAGCCAGCAGACCATCCATAAGCTGGTCGTCGGGCAGTCTCGTGGCTCGACGCATATTGCGGCTATCGCGAGAGAACTGGCCACGTCGCCCGCCTATCTCACGGGTGACGTCGATGATCCCCATGAAGGCGCGGCTCCCCCGCGCCCTAGGCCGACCGTGCAGGTCGCCACCATGCAGGTATTGCTGCCTGATCAGCGAGCCTTGGCCCGAATGTTTCTCGGCATACTGAAGGCGTCCGAGGGGATGTCTCAGGATGCTCTTTCTGATGAGCTTGCACGGATGCTGCCCAAAGGGCTCGGGCTTCTGCAAGGGCCGCTTGTGTTCGAGGACTCGGACGATAGCGATGCTCCGCCAGCCGAAACTGAAGGTGGTCATGACGATCGTCCCGCACGGCGGCGAGCATAGCGCAGGTGGTTTCACATCGAGCGCATCCGCGCTCGCAACGGGGCTGAGACTGGAACACTGACACCATATCGCCGACTCATATCGTTCTTGTTATGTTCCCACCCGTACGACACCATTTCCTACAAAAATAGGGGGTGCCCGCCGAAACTGGCTGCGACTCAACATAACCCTTTCCATGGCGACAGGCGCCGATTGCGTAACGGATCGGATCGGCGGGTTGACGTCAAACCAATGCTGTTGACTGGCTAATGACGGGGGAAAACGGACCTTCCGGTTTATAGCGTCAAGCGTTTTAAGCAGCTGTCTGTTTACCTGTCACGGCAAGCAACGCGCGGCGCTACTCAACAGCTTTTGAATGATTTGCCGTTCGCAGGCTCATTGAGTCCTAAGTATTTTTCGTGACGCATCGGGCCGTTCACTACATAACTATTCGAAAAGTCTATCCTGTTATGCCCCGCGGAATACTCGAATGGCCCATCAATTTCCTCGTGGAAAGCACGCCACTCACGCCCGATGTAATTCACAAAGTTTACGAAATCCTCAGTTTTCCGAGGGTTATACATGGGCACCCAAAGCCAGTTTGCGTAGGGATTGTCGCGTAGCTCAACCAGATGATTGGTTTGATAAACTAGGCCATCGCAACTGGAGTAACTCTCGTTCGCCATAATATCGTTAACCAAGCCTATTACTAAATCTGGCGGCAGGCTTCTAAAGCCGTCGTTAACTAGGACGATCAACCCTCGCCATCCGACCAGTCCTAGCTCCTGCTTTGTCTCTCTAATTTGTCGGTTTGCATTTTTTAGAATGCGCTTGAGTGGGGCACGTAGTATTGAAAACAGTTCTCTCTGAAGCCGCGGGTTGGAGAGTCCTTCGGGAGATTTATTTAATAGAGCCGTTACCTTAGCAAGCATCTGCTCGCTGTGCGCCAATTCGGTGACGACAACCTTTAATTCCAAGACTACCTGAAATTTGGGAAATATGAAGTCAGCGTTCTTAACACCTTGTCGTTTGATATAGGGGGCGACTAACGCGCCACCTACGCGGGGGATGAACTGGACCCAATGTTCCTCGTCAGCGATGCCTCTCATAGCCGCCCAGTCCGGCTCGTCAGCTCCCTTGATCATAATGCCTCCCCGTTATCACCTCCCGCAGAGGCGTCAGACTTATCTATTAGGCTAGGTTCGACATAGTAAATATCAAGAGCTGACCGATAAATGTCGCGCATAAACGGGTTGATAGCTTCGTATGGCACCGTCGCAGACTGCGGGCCCGCGGCGTAGCAACCTACATCATAAGGGCTGAACATGAAGCGTACACCGTCGTCTGCGAAAACGTATTTAGACAGGCTGTCCCAGTCTTCGATGCCAGCACGAATCATATCAGGTTCGAGTAAAGGCTCTTCGCTATAACCATCTTCGCACTTCAATTTCGACAATTCGTCAAACAAATGCTTTTGGATAGTGGCGAGAGCGACCTCGGGTTTGCTCATCATTGATTGAAGTTCACCCACTTCGCAAAGCGGATCCAAGAAAAAGTTAAACGTATGATATCCCATATTTGGATGGGCCGCGCCTGCTCCGTACCATGCGATTGTATAAACAAGCGAAAGAACACGCCCCCTAATTATGGGATCGCCACAGTATGCTTCCCAGGTATTGGTTCGGCGAGCTCTTTCTTCGCCAAAGTTAAAGTGCGAGCTGCTCTGGTCAATGATGACCGCCCGCTCACGAAGCAAGTTTGACTTAATGTATCCTCTTACTACGTCCGTTACATCACTCAGGTTTGCATAGCGCTTAGAGGTCAAGTACGGAACTTCAGCGCTGAATGCGTATCCTGGAAGGCCGTTCCACTCATCCTTAACGTAGGATTTCGAAACTGATATTCCCGACTCCTCGGACCACGCTACGCTAGCTGCCTGAACCTCTTGAGATTGATGCTGAATAGCTTCCAAGAGTCTCTCATCAAATGCTTCATCAGCAGCATCAAGAAACTGAATCGACGACAATTGGTCGGGGCGCGTGGCTCCCACGTCCAGTAGCACTGGAATAATGTAAATATCCGAAATAAGTTTCTCTTCGATTTTGGTAAGAGCAAGGCTTATTTCTCGCTGCACATAACCGCGACGATTTACGGAGTTCTTGGATACGAACATAATTATTAACGTCGCGCGATCCAAGGCCTTCCGGAGTTCATAATCCCATTGCTGACCGCCAAGTAGCTTTTTGTGGTCAATCCAAACGTTAAGCCCCCGGTCCTCCAAGAACGTATAATACGGCATCACGCGGTCGCGATCGGGGCTCGCGTAGCTAAAAAAGATGAGTGGCTGTTCGTCGGTTGTCATGGCGAAACTTTGAGCGAAGCCACTGAGACGTGCAAGGCATACCAAAGAGGCGACAACGTGAATGCTCGCGTTGAACCGATGACCTTTTTCGGGAGCAAGAATTGGCAGCCTGATCGTCCGGGAATGGGCGAATGAGGCCCGACTGCTTTGCCAGAAAACCCGCTTCAAGCCGCTTCAAGCTTCAGGCCCGTCAAATAGCCCTGATCGCCGAACGAGTGCGCGACCTCCACCACCAGCCAAGCGGAACCATCGATCAGAGCTTTGTAGCCGCTGACGTTCGCTTTTGTCTCAACATGAATGTCGGGCCGACCCAACGCGAGCGTAAGGCTAAGCGAAACCGGCTCCCGCCCCGCGCGGCCATTCGCCGCATTGGCAGCGGCCTGCGCATCCGCCTCGCTGGCATAGACGCGCGACAGCGTCTTTGCCCCCTCGGCCTTCCCGGCCACGAATTGCTCGCGCTTGCCGGACCGCCGGTCGTGCCACGTCGCCTTCACGCCTGGAACGTCGTCGCGCTTCTGGCGGCTGAACTGGTGGGCGTCGCCGTCGCGTCGCGCGATGGTGACGGTTGCGATCGGTTTGCCGGACGGCGTCGTGCCGGCGGCGATCGGCGAGAAGATCAGTGCGCCGCGCGCAATCTTCGCCGCCGCGCCGCGTTCCCGGCCTAGGCGGCGGAGGAAGGCGAGGTCGCTTTCACGGTTCTGCGCCTTTGCCGTGACCGCGATGTCGGCGAGGCTGGCGGCGCACCTCGGCGTCAGCTGGTGCCGCTCGGCGATCTCGGTCACGATCGCGCCGAGCGTCGTGCCGTGCCAGCTCTTCTCCCGCCGGGTCTTCAGGTCGCTGGTGAAGTCGGCCGAGCGCGCGCGGATCGTGATCAGGTCGGGCGGGCCGCCATGCGCGACCTCGTCGACGATGAACCATCCCTTGTCGACCAGGCCGGGCGTGACGTCGCTGCCCTGCTTCCAGCCGAGCCAGACGTGGATCTTCGCGCCCGTCGGCGGGAGCGCGACGGCGCCGTCTGTGTCGTCGATGACGAGATCGAGCTGGTCGGCCTCCTCGCCGCGCTTTTCGGTGATGCCGAGCGAGACGAGGCGCCGGCGCGGCGGGCGGCCATTGGTTTGTGCGACGCGGCCTTCGAGCAGCGGCGTGATGTCAGTACCGTCGACAACGACGCGGACGGCGGCGATGTTGGCGATCATGCGACGTCGCTGTCGACGCGCAGGAGGTCGATCGCGAAATCGATCTGGCGCGGCGTGCCGTCGGGGAAGAACGCCTTTGCGCGATCGTCGATGCCGGTGATGACGAACGCGCCATAGACATAGCCGAGCCCGTCGACGAGCGACCAGGCGTCGCCGCTGCCCGCCATGCGGCGCAGCTCGTCGATCGACATGCGGCCATCGGCGATCTCGGCATAGACGGTGCCGGGCAGCGTGATCGTCTCTTCGCCGGGGCCGGTATATTGGGTCGCGTCGCGCGCGCCGATCCGCGCGGACGTCGCATGGCGCCAGCTCGCGCGGCGTGCCAGCTCGTCGAAAGCGAGCGTCTGGATCGAGAAAGGGAACAGGCCAAGCGCGAGGAGCATCAGACGGTCTCGTAATCGGGGGTGTCGGCGAAGGATGATCGGCGCCGCGCGGCCGTTTCGCGGTCGCGGCGGTCCAGCTCGTCGGCGACGGCGCGAGCGAGGGCTTGCGCCTCCTGACCCGGTTGCTGGTTGATGTGGATGGTGTAGCTGCGGGGTGCGGCACTGGCCGCGCCGGACGACGCGGGGGCGGCGCCGGCGGCGCCTGCCATCGCGAGCGCCGGGATCGCGCTGCCGGTGACGATCGCGGACGTCAGGCGGCTGGAGAGCCGGTCCATGCGCTTGACCGGCTCGCCCTCCTGCGCGGCGATGCCGTTGGTCAACCCGTCGACGATGTTGCCACCGAAGCCCGCAAAGACGCGGCTGGGCGAATGGATGCCGAGCTTTGCCTTGAACCAGCCCGCCGCGGACGAGGCGACGCCGACGATCGTGGTTTTCAGCAAACCGAACATGCCGAAGATCCCGCGGATCAGGCCGGAGATCATGTCGCGGCCGATCTGCGCGAACCGGGTCGGCAACGACGCGAACCAGTCGACCGCGCCTGCGAACGTCCCCTTGATCCCCTGCCAGAGTCCGGCGAACCATCCGCCGATCACGCCCCAATTGGCATAGATCAGATAGGCCGCGGCGCCGATCGCGACGATGCCGGCGACGACTGCGAGCGCAATGCCGATGACCGGCAGCATGCCGATCCCGAGCGCGCCGGCCGCGAACGCCAGCGCCGAGAAGGGCGCGACCAGGCCGGCGATGACGATCGCACCGCCCCCCAGCACGAAGAACAGCCCGGCGAACGCCGCGGCGCCAATAGCGACGGCCTTGGTCGCATTGGGATAGCGGTTGGCGACGTCGCCGATCCACATCGCGAACGCGTTGGCGCGTGTGACGATGGCGTTGATGGTCGGCAGCAGCTGCGCGCCGAGCGTAATGGCCAGCGTCGTTGCGTTGACCTTCAGCTGTTTCGACTGCTCGGCCGAATCCTTCATGCGGTCGGCGAAGTCACTGTCAGTCGTGCCCCCGGCCTTGCCCGCCTCGTCGCGGATCTTGCGGAATTCCTCCATGTTCTGGATCAGCGGACGCAGGCCCTGCTGCACCTGGGCATCCTCGAACAGATAACCGAGCTTCGACAGGTCGCCCTTCAGCGTCTTGTTGGTCAGCTCGGCAATGGCTTCGAGCGGTGTCTTTCCATCGGCATAGGCCTTCTTCAGCGCGGCCGGCAGGTCGACGCCCATCTTCTCGAACGCCTTGTTGGTGGCGGGCGACGCGATCTTCTGGAGAATATTGGCGAGGTTGCTGCCGGCGCTGGCGGCATCCCCTGCCCCCTTGCGCGCGATCTGCAAACCCGCCGCCAGATCCGCGACGGCACCGACGCCCGTCTGTCCGAGCCCCTGATAGGCGGCGGTGAGCGCTGGGAAATACTGCGCCATGTCCTTGATTTCGAACGCGCCCGCCTTGCCGGCGCTGGCCATGATGTCGATGATCTTGCCGGTCTGCGCGACCGGTACCTTGAGATTGTCGGTGGCGGCGAAAGCGGCGGCGGACAGGTCCGCAATCTCGGCCTTGTATGCCGTTGCGGCGCGGCCGATCGGCTTCATCATCGCGACCGCATCGGGCACCTTCGCGCCGAGGCCGGCGAGCGCATCGACGCCGGCTTGCAGGTCCGCTGGCATCTGGTTGGCGGCGCGCGCGGACACGAGCAGGTTGCGGCCGAGCTGCTCAGACGCGGCGCGCGACAGGTCAGCCTTTTGCCCGATGTCGGTCATCACTGACTGATAGTCCTGCGCCGCCTTGATGCTGCCGATCAGCGGGGCGGCCATCGCCACGCCGGTGCCGATCGCGGCGGCACCGCCGGCTGCGAGCCCCGTGGCCATGCCCTGCGTCCGCGCGAAGCGTGCGCGGCCGGCCGCCATGCGGCGTTCGCGATCGGCGAGCCGTCCGACCTCAGCCGTCTGCTCGACGATCGTGCGGTTGGTCTGGACCGCCTCGGTGCGCAGCCGCCGCTGGTGCCGCGCCAGGTCGTTCGTGTCGATGCCCGCGGTGTGGAGGCGCAGCGACATTTCCTGCAGTGACTGCGCCTGTTTGCGCTCGGTCGCCTCCAGCGTCGTCACTTCGCGTTCCGCCCTGGAGAGCGCGCGGGTCAGCGCCGCGGTTGGCTTGTCGGCTGCGACGATCTCCTGCCGTAAACCCGCCATGCGCGTGCGCGCCGTCCCGAGCGCTGTGCCGGTATCGCCAAGGCCGGTCTTCAGTTTGCGGAAGCCCGCAATATCGCCCTGCGCGCGCTCGATCTCGCGCAAGCCGTCGCGCGTGAGCCTGAGCGCCTGCGCGGCCTTGGTCGATCCGCCAGCAATGGCGCGCAGCGGACCGGTGACGCGGTCGCCAGCCTCCAGCAGCATGCGGATGCGCAGGTTACGATCCACGGGTCTGTCCTTCGGGATTGTGGCGGCGGGCGGCG